AATGTTAAAGATGTATAAGAGAAGGGGCGACCCTGGGATTATAGAGCTGACGGATGTAGTTGAGATACCTGTGGCGGTTTTGGTTAAAGAACCGATTGCGCCTGTGGCCGAAGTTCCAGAAAAGGTGGTGCTTGTGAAAGCGAAGAAGGTGAAGAAGGAGAAGGCAGTGGTTGAGAAGAAACCGAAGGCCAAAAAGAAAAAGTGTGCCAAGTGATAGAGCCGAGACTAATAAGCCGGTTTGACACAGAGGTAAAGGACCGGGGTTTTACTAAGACCACGGAGAGGTGCCCTCATTGTAACACGGTAGGGCAGAACTTTTTAGGGTTTAGGGACCCATCTGGTGCTGAGAAGTTAGCCAATGTTGTAATGGGGTGTTTCAAGTGCGGGACGTTGTTTATTAGTAGGCGGTTTTTAAGTGGGCTGGACATAAAGGAAATGCAGATTTTGGAAGTACCCAGAACCGGGCCTGAACCTGAACCAACCATAGAAGGAGAGTCAGCGGCTTCAAGCCCGGTTCGATTTAACATAGTATCGTCAGAGGTTGCGGACCTGCCAGGGGTAGGCGCCGTAACGCCACCGGCGTTGGCCGATGGTAGTCCTAAAAGAAGGGGAAGGCCGAGGTTATAATGGAAGAATACACGATGGTATTTAGGTTAGTGGTGTGGGTTAGCCTTGCATGGCTGTTAATAAACCTGCTTAAGGATGGGATGGCTTAGCGTTGGTATCAGCGGATAAATTAGAGAGTTTAGCTAGCGGGTTAGAGGGTCTTTTGAGGTTCAAGAAGACTGAGGTTCGGGATATTCTCTTAAGGCTTCCGCACAAGACGACCGTTATATTTGCGGGAAATCAAAGTGGAAAATGCCTAACAGAGCGGACGCTTGTATCCACTCCGATCGGTGATATCCAGGTCGGAGATTTGTATAATGCTGGAAAGCCGTTTGAGGTTTACGCGTGGGACGGTGAGAAGAAAGTTGTCGCAAGAGCTAAAGCCCCGTTCAAGAAACCGGGGCTTCACGAGTGTTATAGAATTATAATGTCTGACGGTCAGTGGGTTGAGGTTGCGGATGGACACCGTATTTTAACGCAAGATCACGGTTATATGCCCATGTCGGCCTTGCTGCACACATATTTTCAAAACCTTTTTGTGTCCAGTTCGGACATCGCCCAGCAAGTTCATGCTTCAGATGTTTTGCGTTTGTCTGGAAAAGGACAAGGTTTTCAATCGAATTATTCATCCGGTTCCCGTCGACATGGTGAACGACTTCTGACTGATCAAGATAGCGCCCAAGTTTTTGTTCCATTACAAGGCGATGCTCCAGAACATAATTACCACGGCCTTTATTTGGGTGATCTGGTGCGTAAATATATCTATAACCTTTTGATATGGTTACTCCACCTTTCCAATCCGGGTGTTTTTCGCCAGAGCGCGGACCGGTTCTTTGGCGTGTTATACCAAGCTCTTCGCACCGCCTACGAACAGTTTCTTCGTGCAGCCCAACCAGCTCAGCTACAATACGCAACTGAAGCCCCTCGACCTCGATTAAGTTCCGGAGAGCCTCCGGGTCGATTTGTTTTTTCCTCATTTGTTTCTCCTATGGTTAAAGTTTTTAATGGTAACCAAGTAGTATCATACTCACCCATTGGCTGTCAAGAAGTTTTTGATTTCGAGGTAGAGGGGCTTCATAACTATTTTGCAGGGGATATGGTCCACCACAACACTTCTTCCACTGCCTACACTTACGCGATGAGGTGTTTCGGCCTTCACCCTATTGAAGACAAGAACAGATTAGCTAAGAAAATCAGATGCATGTCATCGAGTTTACCTGAGAGTTCAAGCCCTGAGGAACAGGACAACACCCAATATTTAGAATTAAAGAAGTTCATACCTTATGAGCAGATAGAGAAAGACATCACAGCCAGGAGCCAGAATCTTGTGGTCCGACGTCCACCGGGTCTAAGCTCAAGGACCACCATTTTTGAGTTCAGGTCCAGCAAGCAGGAAATGCAGGATTTAGGTAAAATTCAGCTTTCTTCTGCTTGGCATGACGAAGAAACACCGAAAGCGATCAGGGAAGAGTGTAAGTATCGACTATTAGCTGAGGACGGTGACGAGGTTTTCACGGTTACTTTAACCAACCCACTTAGTTATGTATACGACGAACTGTGGCAAAGGGCTAGTTTTATTTACAGAACCAAGTCTATCCGCGAGAAGTTTGGTCAGCCGATGATTGAAAGGCCCAAGGGGGGGAATCCTCAAATAGCTGCGATTCAGATGGCGACTGATGACAACCCGACTTTAACCAAGGAGGCGATAGACCGACTATTCGAGGAAGATGACGAACCTACACAGATGCTTCGTAGGTACGGAGTCCCTGCGCATGTAACTGGTAGGGTCCATAAAACTTATAATCCTACATATGGGTATATCAGCTTTAACGAAACCTTTCCTGAAGGCATTCCTTATAACTGGTTTCACGTAAGGGGCATAGACTATCACGAGTCAAGAACTCCCTGGTCTATTGGTTGGATGTCGGCGTCTCCAGAAGACGAGTGGTTTTTATGGAATGAATTTCACCCGGCTATAGATGGTGCGAACGCTTACAACACATACGAGATATGTAAGGGTATTCTAAGGAAATCTGAAGATTATATTTATTCACTGAACGTGATTGACCCGCTTGCTAACAAGAAACAACCGAATACAGGTTTTACAGTGGTTCAGGATTTAAACAGATATTCAAAGGAAATCAGGGACGAAAGTGGGATAGGCACGGACACCTTTTGGCGGGCATGGGACACAAAGGGGACTGGCGGACGAGGTGAGGTAAGTAAGAGATTCAAGAATGCTGCAAGGTGCGGGAAGCCTTTCAATAACATGGTGAAGGAAAAGGGGTTCTTGAAGAGACTCCCTACTCTTTGGATCACTGACAGATGCCCAAACTTTCATAAGTCCATTTTGAATTGGAGGTATGGGGAATACACGTCATCTTCGGTAAAGATGGTGAACGACCCCAAGAACCAACCGCAGCAGAAATATTCGCATGACTGTATGTGCCTAGAATGCCTTGCGAAAGAGAAGGCATTAGTCAACGCAAGTTTCTTATTATCACACCCGGCAAAACAGGCCCGCATGGGCAGTAGCCTTTCAGGGAGACCTCAAAATGTATAAATGCGAAACATGCGGAACCGAGATTTTGCCTCGCAAGAGAGACCCAAAAAGAAAGCGAAAATACTGTAGTAGAAAGTGCGCCTATATTGGAAGGCGAGAAAAACCGAATACAGTTATATGCGAAAATTGTGGGAAGCTTATAACATCCCCGCAATTAAAAACCACTAGATTTTGCTCAGTGAAGTGCCGCGGTGAATATATGGTTGGCGAAAATCACGGGAGTTATATCGGTGGAAAAACAAAAACTGCTACGAAAAATGGGACTGAATATTGGGTTGTACGAAGCGCAAGAAAAACAGGTAATGGAGTGGTCCTTGAGCATAGGCTAATTGCTGAAAAAGCTTTAGGGAGAAAATTAAAAAAGACTGAAGTTGTCCACCATATAAACCACAATTCGTTGGACAATAGAAATTGTAACCTACTTGTTTGCGATCAACCATATCATTATTGGTTACATCAAGAAATGGCGCGCCGGTACGCGCAAGAAAAGTTCGGCGTAATTTGAGCGTGACAGGACGATGAGCGAGAACCTTTTTTGCATAGGCCAGAAGAGACCGACCCAAAGATACCAGGATAATTGGATGCGGACCTTCCTTGATAAGCCTGAACTTGGGGAAGAAGCTAAGGATCTGCTACAGGAATACATTGACCTGGAAGACTATCAAAAGGCGGTGTTGTTTTTCGTAAGCACTTGCGGATTTAACTACGATCATTCACTTTTCTTGGTGAAGGAGTTTATCAGTGGACGATATTAATTCCCCAGATTGCAAATTATCCAGGTTAATCATGGAAGAGTGGGAAAAAGCCACTGAATACACGTCTGATTTAGACGACCTGTACGAGACTTTATACAAGATGCTTCGGGGTGAAAGACCTGAAAAACAGTACGACTGGCAGTCTAATATCGTTATAAACAAGGTATTTCAGGTTATTTGGACGGCTATTCCATACCTTATGCAGAAAATATTCGGGGCATCACCTATTATTGGGATAGCATCGTTCGACAAGAAAGGATCTTGGCAACGGGAACGGCTTTTAGAGTTCTGGTACACCATGAACCATAGAAAGTGCCAGCCATTCTATACAACCATGGTTATGTGGACGCTTAGAGGGCTTTTAAACGGCGTTTCTTTCCTTAAAAAGACATGGTATCAGGAACTTAAGACAAGGGAGATAGAAAAACAAGTCGAAGTCCCGATGAAAATGGACGATGCCGGAAACGAGATAGAGACCGAACCCCACAATACCAAAAAACGCATATCAGTACCTATTCACGACTTCCCCAAAAATGAAGTGGTAAACAACAAAGACATAAGATTCGATTGGGCACTAAGGCCAGGGGAGCGGATCGGGGATGGTAGATTCGTTATCCATAGAACCATCTCAGACCTCGACATGCTGAAAAAATCCAAACTGTATGAAGGGCTTGACGGCATAGTTCCGAGAGGCGGAAAGCTCGAAGAAGACCATGCAGAGCTGAAAGGAAAAGATAGCCAGGACCGTATGCCAGAGTCCGACTTTTATGTTGATATTGAAATTTACGAAAGACAGGGACTTCTTCCGGTTACTAAGAACGGGTCTAAGTGGGAATACGACGAGGACGGCGATTTAAAGCAAATGGTCGCCACGGTTGCACTTGCGTCAGACGAGAACGACCAGAAAAGTTACAAGCTTATCCGCCTGAAACCGAATCCGTATGACGAAATAGCATATATCGACATGCAGATTTACATGGACCCTGAAAGATGGCAGGCAATAGGCATCGTCGAGCCTTTTAAGGACATCCAAACCGCGTTAAACGATAACATGAACGCGATGTTCGACGAGATTTGGCAGAACCTTATGCCTCCTGTGGTTGTGGATAAAAACGGCATGTGGGACTGGGACACCATGATTTACGCCCCTCAACAACGGTGGTTGACTGGTGGAAATCCCAGGGAATCTATTTTATTCAAAGAACCATCCAATATCACTTCTGATGCGTGGCAAAAACACGTCCTGTTAGACTCTGAAATCCAACTATCTTCTGCGGTAACACCTCCGATGCAGGGAGCAGGTAAAGAGAAGGCAGCGACAACAAATATTTTAAATGCTCAAATGTCGGCTGGTAAGCTTGATTTCATCCTGAAGATGATTGAAACCACGGCTCTAATCCCTAACGCCCAAATGGATATTAGGTTTGCCGAGAAGTTCGCTCACCCGTTGACGGCGGCAAAGATTTTAGGCGAGCCCTTCCAGTGGGGAGGGCCGGACGACTTCTATAAGTACCAACCAGCAGCGTCAAGCGTAAAGCTCGAACACCAGAAAGAGCAGGAAATTCAAGAAGATGTCCAGTTGATTCAGGTTCTTATGAACATTAATAACCCAAAAACTCCTGCTGTTGTGAACATGCTTCTTCAGAATATCCTAAGAAACAGGAATATGCCGAAGGAAGCTGCTCTATTTGATGAGGAATATTTCGAGCCCAAAACTGACGCTGGCCAACTACAGCAGATCGAGAAACAATTAGGGTATGAGAGCAATCAAAACGGCATACCGGCATCGACTAAAGAAAGAAGTGTTCGGGCGGCAACCGATAGCCCGAGAGGGATGGTGAACTATTAGCATTCACATGGCATGGAAAGTCCTTTACGGAGAGGACTACAGCACAATCCCTGATCCGAATAAGCCAGAGAACACGGCCTATTTGAAAGCTGTTTCTCAGAGGCGCAAGGACGACATTGAACTGTTTATGAAAGGCCCTGGTAGGGTCTTGTTCGATGATTTAAGCCGGGAATTGAAGGGGCTTAATGTTTACCTATTCAGCCTAACCGATGCCTTGTGCTCATGCGAGGCGTGCAAGACAATCATGAAAATGCAGCAAACCCTTAAACTTTTGACTAAAATGGCAGACGGAATAAAAGGAGAGTAACAATGGACGAGCAGGACACCACTACGGCCCAGGCTCCGACAGAAGCAACAGAAGTTGTGGACTCGGGACCTACTGAAATTGAAGAACCGAAACTTAACAAGGCACAACTTCAGCAAATTGCATCGATGACCGGAAGGCTTATTACTAATCAACTGGAAGAAAAAATCCTTCCACTTTTCAGTCAGCCCAAAACCGAACAAACTCAAGATGAGCTATCAAAGAAAAGAGAAAAATGGCTTGAGAAGATTTTTGACGGTCGGATTGACGAGGTGGTGGATGAGGTTGATTCAATCCGGTCCAAAAAGAACCAGAGCGCGACTCAACAGATCGCAGTTGCGACCAAGAAAGCCTTGACTGAATATAGCGAAGATCCTTTATATAAAGATATTTACGGCGACGTGGAAGACCTTGCAAAAAAATACTTAGCAAAAGGGTATCCCCCAGGAGCAGCGGCAGAGGTAGCCTTCACAAAAGCCAAGGCGAATTATTACGAGAACAAAGCAGCCGGGCATGAAGACTTGGGAATGGCGTCAAGCGGTAAGCGGACTCAAGCACCTAAAAAGGTCAAGATCCCGGCTCAGTTCAAGACCGCGATGGAGAGGGATATTGCTTCAGGACTTTACAAAGATGAAACCGATTGGGTTAGTGGTCTGTCTCCCCAGATAAGGGCAAAGCACGGGCTATGAGAACAAAAGTACCAACAGGAAATGAAGACGATAATTTTTATAGATGTGAGAGGTGCGGTTTCCCCTGCGACTTATCGCGGGATAGAATCGGCCAAGGATCGGGCATGAGCTATACGATACTAACGAGAGGCACCGGAGTTACCGGCCCTGACAACCCGATAGTAACGAGCGGATGTCCGCAATGTGGAAAAAGGTCATATACAACAAAAATAAGGAGATGACATGAGAATAGTAAGGAACCTTTCTGGTGGTTCCGGTGTGCCTCCTGCCTTAGACCTGCTTTATAATGGTGACCTTGCCGCCGATTCAACAACGGTAAGATACAAAGGAAGCCTCGTAAAGTTTATGGACTATGACGACATTGATCATGGACACTTTTATACATTCGCCGGTCTCACGACTGCGATGGAAAACGTGTTCGGTATTCTGGAAGAGAATCAGCCTGCTACTGGCAACTATCTTCCAGACGATGCGACATATGGCATGGCACGACGGAGAGTAACCCCGATTGTACCGGGGAGTGTAATCAGGGCAGAGTATGTTAGAGCTGATGCGGCTGCGGCAGACAACACCGACACCAGCGCGACTGGAACGGCTGGCAGTTCGACATTCACAGTCACCATTACCACCGCCGATTCTTTTATAGGTGGGTGGGTGTATTTTGTGACCGGAAGCAACGCAGGGTATCTGCATTATGTCACGAATAATGACGCGACAACTGCAACTTTTGCTACGGCGCTGAAGTTCGACGCTTTGACAGCAGACACGTGGCTTGCGATTAACCCGGCCAACACTCGGATTGTGGATTTCAACGCAACCTACACCGACATCAAGAGCGAAATTGACAACAACGCGAGACCTGATGCAGTGGTGGGCCTCAACACGCTAATCTCCGCTCCGGGGATTGGCCTACAATATCTGGACAGGAACAAGCATGACGGCCTGAAGATTGATAGCGCGAAGTTTTACCATGACTTCCTGCTGGCCAACACGCTTCTTTCCCATCCTATAGCTACTTCATAAGGAGGTAACAAATGCCGGATTTAGCTTTGACTGAGAATTTTGGCGACCTCCTGGATGCTCGTATGAGAAAAATATACGACAAGGAGTACGCTGAAAACATAAACGAAAGTATGATCTCCGCCCTGTTTGGAATGAATAAGTCCGACAGGAACTATGAAATTGTGTCGGGGATCGGCGGGATGGGAGACCTTCAGGACTTTGACGGTCAGATTTCCTATGATTCCGTCGGGCAGCTTTATGATAAAACTTTCACCTTCCCCGAAAAAGCCCTCGGGTTCAAGGTTGAAAGGAAACTCTATGATGATGATATGTTTGGCATCATGGACCGTAGACCTTGGCAGATCGCCGTTTCTTCTGCAAGAACCAGGGAAAAAGAAGCCGTTTCTATTTTCAACGGCGCTTTCGTCGGGACTGACGGGCCGGACAGCCTGCCCTTGTGCAGCTCTGCTCACCCGTACTCACCGGACGACTCAACCACCTGGGATAACGCAGGAACGTCTGCACTTTCCGCTACTTCGATTGAAGCCACCAGGCGCCTGGGTCATACCTCCATATTCAATGACCGAGGGGAACTGATGCTTATTAATTACGATACGATTCTTTGTACCGTAGGCAATGAGGAAAAGGCATGGGAGGTAATTAACTCATCTGGTAAGGTTGACACTGCTGACAACAACCGGAATATTCATCAGGGAAGATATAAGCTGATTATTTGGGACCGGCTTACCGACTCGAATAACTGGTTCATGTTGGATTCCAAGCTGTGCAAGATGTTCCTGTTGTGGTGGGACCGTGTGAAGGACGGTATCAAGATGGATCAAGATACTGACTCCCTTGTGGCGAAGTGGTATGTGTACGAAAGATACTCCGCAGGGTGGGCCGATGCTCGTCCTGTTTACGGGCATCTGGTATCTTAACCTTATGGTCGTGGGTGGTTGAGGTCGGATGCGCCACCCACGGTCTAAAGTGCCTCATGGTTCGACCGACCCGACTGTTCCGAAAGGTATGGGGCTAGGAGAAATATAATGACAACTTTTGGTGACTTGATTTATCAGATGGGCGGGGTTCCGGTCACGGGTGATTTCACGACCGGGAACGTCTTCTTCGTGTCTTCCGGGAGTGGTAGTAACTCTAATCCAGGGAAGGCCAAGAACGCCCCGTTTGCGACTCTGGACTATGCGATCGGCCAGTGTACCGCAACTAATGGGGATATTATTTACCTGATGCCGGGACATGCTGAAACCACAACGGCTATTGCTGCCGATGTGGCGGGCGTTACTATCCTTGGCTTGGGTAGAGGTAGGGCTCGACCTACTATTACCGCAAGCACGACCGCTTCCGACCTGATTGACGTGACTGTTGCAAACGTGACGATTCAGAATATCAGGCTTGTGGGTGCGGCGAGTGGTTGTACTGGGCTTATTCATCTTGCTGCTGCTGCTGACTTCGCTTGTGTAAATTGTTCTCTTGAGCATGGCGCGGCTCCGACAAGTGCGGTGCGTGGTACTGGCCTGAATCCTCGATTCCGGTTTGAAGGATGCACCTTCCTGGGGACCGCAGCCGGTCCTAACTACGGTATCGAGATGACCGGAAGTGCTTGCCATTGCCACAACTTTGAGGTGGTAAACTGCACGTTTAATTACGGTACCAGCTCCGGGCTTGATGACGGCGCTATCGCTACCGCTAAAACCGTAACCGGTATTAACATTTCCAACTGCCGGTTTATCAGCATGGACCTGACGGCGATCGACTTCAACTCTTCTGCTACTGGACTTATAAGCAACTGTGCGGTGCTGTCTACAAATGCAACTGTCGCGGAACTTATGGACGTGGGATTGTGCGGAGTGGTTGACTGTCGGGTTTCTAACGGCGCGAAGAGTGGCGCTACTATCCCGGCCACTACATCTACACCGTAACACTAACCAACCGGGAGCGGGGCGACCTGCTCCCGGCCAAAGGAAAAGCATGTCTTATCTTCTGAATGGAAAACAGAAAATTGATAAGCTCGCCATTGGCTACCCTTGGGTAAGCCCTTTCACATGGACGTTTTTTGCAGAGAACGCCATGAACCTTCAACGGCCTGATAATTCCAGATGGTTCCGCGGAAGAGGCTGGTGCCCTGCTAAAAGGCATATTGATATTTGTGAACAGGCTATTGAATGGGGAGCGAGTCATATCCTTATAGTAGGCGCTGACCAGGTACACCCCGAAGACATGATTCCAAGACTTATTAAAAGAGTCGAGGAAGATGACTGCGACGTTATTGCAGCCCTTGTCCCTACGAGAGGTCACGTGCCTTGGATGGACATGAAACCATTTCAGCCTATGGCGTGGAGGTGGAAGTCCAACACTGAACCAAGAATGTACCGTGGGCTGAAAGAAGACCCTGACATGGTAGAGATTGTTAAAGTTGAGGACGGTGACTTACAGCAGATAGATTTCATTGGTAGTGGGGTTCTGATGTTCCCGGTGGATAATCTACTGATGCTTCCTAAACCGTGGTTCGCTGAAGTGTTCCAGCTTGAGACAATGAACCGTAGGGCCAGCATGGACACGAGGTTCGTATGGGAACTCAGGATGAAAACCGGAGCGAATGTATGGGTAGATACAACGATTAAAGTCGGGCATATAAACCCGTTTATCATTGACGATACTTTTCAGAACAGGTTCCTTGATTGGAACGAGGTAGGATACGGCGAATGCAAGGTAAATTTAAGTGCCTCGGCGACATAGGCGATTTATCTTTTGGCCCGGAGTGTTGTATTACACGCGACCCGTGGCCGCTATTTGATGTGAAAGGGGGCGGTATTCATTTCGGTAGAAACGTAGTTATAAGCGCCGGGGTTAATGTGATGACCCATGAACACCAATTCCACAAAGCGAACTGGAGAGACTTAGACGAGATAGTCCCAACGGAGCCAACAATCATTGAGGACTATGCATTTATAGGCGTGAACGCTCTTATCCTTTCAGGGTGTAAATATATCGGGAAACATTCGGTTATCGGAGCAGGGTCGGTCGTGACAAAGAATGTGCCAGATTTTGAAATTTGGGTGGGGAATCCAGCTAAAAAGATAGGGGATGTCAATGAATAGATTCGCTATCATTGGGGCAGCCGGGTATGTCGCTCCAAGACACATGAAAGCCATTAAGGAAGTCGGTGGCGAACTTTGCGCTGTTCTCGACCCTCACGACTCTGTAGGGATTCTCGACTCTTATTTTCCTGGGTGCCTTTATTTCAGAGAACCGGAAAGGTTCGAGAGGTGGCTGTATAAGAACCCGGTTGATTACGTTTCGGTATGCTCACCTAACTACCTGCACGATGCACATTGCATGATGGCTATGAGAAACGGCGCTGACGTAATATGCGAGAAGCCGGTCACGTTGAAAGTTAAGAACCTTGATAGCCTTGCTCAAATGGAAAAGAAGACTGGAAAGAAAGTAAACGCAGTTCTACAGTGCAGGCTCCATCCAGAAGCGATAAAGGCAAAAGAGAAGTACCACGGCAGCGGTCACAAAGTCCACATTGATTACATAACCCCAAGAGGCAAGTGGTATAATTACTCCTGGAAAGGCGATGTACTGAAGTCCGGTGGAGTTGTAACGAATATAGGAATACACTTATTTGACTTGTGTGCGTGGATGTTCGGTGTAGAAAAACATATTGTTCTTTTGGACAAGACTATTTACTTTGAGAATGCAGAAGTAACTTGGAATCTTAGCACCGAAGGGGACAAAGCGAAAAGAATATTCGAGATAGACGGCGACCGTATAGACTTAACAAATAATTTCGATACGTTGCATACACTTGTATATGTAAGGATTCTTACCGGGTGCGGGTACGGGATAGAAGATATAAGAACCGCAACAAGAATTACAGAGACTCTAAGATGAAATTTATCGGCGAAACAGTTAAGATAGGAACAGGATGTAAGATACAGGAGTTCGCCTTTATACCTGATAACGTGGAAATCGGTAATAATGTTTTTATAGGACCGCATGTCTGTTTTACGAATGATAAATATCCACCGTCAAACGGGAAGTGGAAGAACGACCCGAAGACAATGGTTGAAGACTTTGCCTCAATAGGCGCAGGATCGGTAATACTTCCGAGCATTAGAATAGGAAAAGGCGCTGTTATAGGTGCAGGTTCAGTTGTGACAAAAAGCGTGCCTGATGGCGAAACATGGTATGGAAACCCGGCAAGGAGGGCAGATGGCTAAAAATTTGGTTTACATGACTCCCGATCAGATCAGGGAAGTCAAGACTGACATCGCAAGTCTGGAAAGAATGCTTGCAAGTGACGAGGCGTCCAGAAATCCAAAGATACAAGACAAGGCTGAATTTAAGGCAGGGATAAGGAAAAAAAAGGAGCTTCTCTTAAACCATGAGCCCAAGAAGCTTACCGGAGCTCAAGCAAATAAAGCACTCAAACGAGCAAGGGAAATAGAATCAAGACTGAAAGAAAGTCTTCTGAATTGTAAAGACTATTATCAGCCACAACCTAAAGGATCTTCAACAGATTTTGAACGTGCAGTTAAAGAAGAAATGAGACGCTTGACTGATAAGAAGTTGAAACAGGAAATATTCGAGTATAAAAACCTGATGAGAACTATCGACCCGAGCGACCCGACACTTTCCAATATAGAAAGGCTTAGACAGTGACAGCGAGCACTATCCAAACCAATATAATTTACGGCCTAGGCGAGGGGCAGAGCGCGAGCGATACGACCATGCTTGCCTATGCTCTGCGGTGGGCAAACGCGGCGTATCGTGAGATTTATTCACGATATAGGTTTAAGCACTTCTCAAAGAGAACCATATTCAGAACAGTAGACGGCCAACAGACGTACCACATGCCGTCTGATTTTATAGGGTTCTGCATGTTGAAAAACGAGAGGACGAGCGAGCCAATAGAACAGGTAACGCCTGAAGATTTCACACGCAGATCATCGACAACATTTATTAATAACGAGGTGTGGACATCTTCATCTGACGTAGCTGTTGCGCTTGATAATCAAGCCATAGTGCAATATTCGGAAACTGTTTCGGACGGCACGACTACATACACAAGAGACACCGATTACTCAATGAACTATATCGCCGGTACAATTACTATGGACAGTACCGGAAGCCTTGTAAACGCGACTGCCTACTACATTGATTATGTCCATTATGTAAACGACGAGCCGGAAAGGTTTTGCCTTGAATATGATTCTACAAACAAACTCTATGTTATGCGATTAGACCCAACACCTGATGACGTTTATATCATGTCGCTTCAATATCCGGCGTCACCTGCGAGCTTGTCTGGAAGCATAGATGCAATTTGGGCTAACATGGAGTTCGCTCTTGAAAGAGGCGGAATATTCTTTGGCTCTCTTGAAATGGTTGAGGACCCACAAAAGCGGATAGAGTTTAAAACAATTTACGAGCAGGCGATCCAATCACTGATGATGCTCGACCAGGACCTTGTTCCGAAACGAGCCAGAATACAAATAGCACTCAAAAGAACCGATTACTATGACGGTCCGTCCGGAGAAACGTATTGAAGCACACTTACGGATATTGCGCTATGGGGGTTGATTACGCTGTTCCTCCTGTTGAGCAGACTCAAGGCACTCTTTCAGATGCGTGTAATGTCGTACCGAACGACAAGGGCCTTGCTATTGGAAGGGGCGGGTCCACAAAGCTGAACGCGACTTCTCTATCGTCAAGAGTGACTTCAATCTTTGAACAAAGAGACGGCGCGACAACAAGGAATAAGATTTGCTCTTATACGACAAAAGTTGCTTGGTACAATCCTGCTACTGGCGAATTTGTTGACAAGATAGTCGGGCTTACTACGGGGAAGATGTTTCAGTGGGTGAACTTCGCTGGCAGTGTAATAGGCGTAAATGAGGGCGCTGATGTTCCTCAATATTTTACCGATTCTACTACATACGGTAATTTAGCAGGAAGTCCACCTACCGGGAACACAATAGCAGAGTGGAGCAACAGGATATGGTTCGGTGGTGATTCTGCTAATCCAGGCAGACTAACCGGGTGCGGCCTTAACGATCCTACCGACTACGCTACGACAGGTGCAACCGGATATGTCCAAGAGACAATAGGCGATGATAACGAGCCGATAGTGGGTATTGTAGGGTACTTTAATTGGCTGCTTGTGGGAAAAAAGAACAATATTTATAAGGTAACAGGAGATCCATCGACAGACGGAACGAGTATAGAAATAGCACCTATTTATTCTAAAGCCGGTGACAACATAGGTTTTACATCTCCGTGGGCGCTTACGATAATCGGGAATGATCTTCTCTTTATGGACGGGTGCGACATCAAGACGCTAAGCGGTATACAGGAGTTCGGAGATGTTGAGACCTCTTCCGTCATTCCTCATTTTAGGGACTACCTGAACGAAATAGCAGACAAGAGCCTTCTCCAATACACACAGTTCTTCCACTACAAAAAGAAAAAACAAGTTTGGGTGTCAGTCCCTACCAGTGCAACCACTCATTATGTTTTCGCGCTTGACTACCAGTTTAAAGAAACGACAGGGAGATATTCTTTTTTCCCGATGTCAGGAATAACCGCCACTTGCTTCGGCGGTGTTGAGAACAACCAAGCTTCTGATATTTATTACGGTGACGAAACTGGTTATGTGAGAAAGCTTGATGACGGCCTTGCGGATGACGGTGCTGCCATAAGCCGGTATTTTGTTACAACGGTTTCCGGTAACTCCCCGGCTGACGGCGAAATGACATTTCACGAAAGACGAAAACAATTCCACAATATCGAAGCTTTTATCAAGCCTTCCGAAACAACCCTTACTATGACCCCGAGTTATGCTATGGATTTAATGGATGACGAAGAGGTCAGGGATTCGAGCAATTATACTAACTTGACGAGCGAGGATGTCACGGCATGGAGTGGGACCGGGACGAAGTTCAAAAGAATAAACCTGTACGGCATAGCTGGAAGAACGCTTTCTTTAAAGTGGACCCATGAAACAATCGGTGAGAATTTTACCTGCTACCCGAGTAATATAAATTATACACCTAAAAGCAAGGTCCAGATAGTTTAGGGAGGTTACTGATGGGCATATTGGATAATTGGAAAGATTGGTTAAACCCAAGTGGTAATTTCATGGCTCCTGTTGCATGGTTAGAAGATTTACCAAGCGACATTCAAGATTGGCTTGGAGACCCCGCAAACTATAAGACGGCTGAAGATTGGGTAGCCTATAACCAAGGTTCCACATCGATGGACGCAACAAACTCTGCGGCTATCCAAGCGGCACTTTCAGGGTCAGGGTCAAGTGGTGACTACTCTTACGGGTCATCCGGTGGTTCAGGTGGTTATTCAGACGCCACTAATATAACACCAACCCCGACCGCTCAAGGCCAAGCTGATTACAATAACGCAACCGGAATACCGGAGGCAACCCAGGGTAATGGGACAAACGCACTACCTACTGTACCGGCCCCGTCATATACAGGACCGCCTCCAGTAAATGCTCCTGCTTTACCTGGGCAAGTCGCTGATCCTGCTGCTCCGTCAGCTCCGGCATCACTTCCGGCAGCGGTATCAGGAGCAGGTCCTTCAGCGCCAGGGGCTGTGTCTCTGCCAGCCGCGCCACAGATTGACCTCGCTCAGTTTGACGGACTGTTAGACACTCTTAATTTTAGCAATATTAGTGTGGGCGGCGGAGGCTTCGGCGGTAGCGGTGTATCTCCTGCGAATGTTGGCGGGATTGAAGCACGTCTATCTCAGCAATGGTCCGGCATGTGGGCGAACGTGAACGCCGAAGTGGACGCCCAAGAACAAAGGGAGATCCAAACCCTTACTGAAATTGTAATGACTGATTGGGGCGATCAGTGGCAAAAAGGAGTCGCCTCTCTTGACGCGAAAGGTTTATCAGGACCAGCCCAGTCAACCACTGCGGATTATTGGCAAAAGAAATGGACAGGCGAACGTGACCAAGCTTTGATTCAGGGGGTCAGAGACATTCAGAACAAGGCTTCCGACCGCAGACTTGAGTGGACAAAGTTTGGTATGGAAATGGAGTCGGACTGGGCAAAGTTCGACGTATCCTCAGCACTCGAAGCCAGGGGGCAGGATATTACCGTTAGAGGCCAAGACGTTCAGGCAGGCATAGCAAGTGCAGAAATATCAGCTAAATTAAAAATGTTTGGCATTGAAACCGCTCTCGACATGCAAAAATTCGGAGTCCAGACAGCCCTTACTACACGTGGACAGGACTTAGATTTTTTGAACGCACAAGCGAACAGGGAACAGAGCTGGAACGAAACGCTTTATTCCGGTGGGGTTACCCAAAGAGGGCAAGATATAAACTTTTTAAATTCTCAGGCCGACAGGGACACTAGTTGGGCGAATACACTATACCAGGGCGGTGTTACCCAAAGAGGCCAAGACTTAGACTGGAACGCAAATGTCCTTGACTCTCAAGATAGGAACACAGCACTTCAGCAGTCGTGGGCTGAATTTATGGGCAATCAAGCAGCTACCCTAAGAGGTCAAGACCTTAATTATAACCTAGGGCAACAGCAGCTAGGCCAGGGTTTAAAAATAGCAGATTGGGAAAAAGAATCAACGAATACTGCTAACAAGTGGGATTTTTGGGGCAATATATTAGGAAGTATTTGGGAGGATGATTAACATGCCGAACTTCGCAAGACATAGTTATGGTTCTGAACAGCTTTTAGCATCGTGGAGGTATAATCAGGAAAAGAAGGGTGTTGAAGAAAACAAGGTACGTGAACAGATTATGCTGTCCGCGCAAGCGGGAACGCTCATGCAAGACCTTACCGGCGATAAATCATATTTAGAGTTTGCTAAAAAGAACCCGGCGTTTATCAATACCGCAAGAGCGGTTGAAATGCAGGCCAAGAAAAAATCCCAAATGGATGATATTACGCTAAAAGAACAAAAGTTCAGCAAGTTGTTTGATGTCGCTTCTAGGCACGGTGAGAACCTACCCGACGGCGGTAAAAAGCTTTTCTCGGAGGTGGATAATCTCGGTCAAGAAGTTTACGGAATGAACTTCGGGTTCAGTTCAAGTGTTGACATAAAAAAAACAAAAAAAGAAAAGGCGTTAGAAGCTGCCTATCAAGCCTCAGCTCTCATAGAACAGCTAACCCCGGAATCAAAAGATCTTTCCGTAACTGGTGATAAGATCAACAGGCTTTTAGGGTTTGCAGAAAGCAACTCTGCTGATAGCGAATTAGTTAAACTGACTCGAGAGCAGTTCAAAGCTAAACAGGCAAACATCATTGCAGAAAAAAACAAGGCTAATGAACAAATGCGCGGCCTTGAAACAAGCAGGCAGGAACTTATTGATAAAACACCTGTTACCGTTCGTAAAATAGAAGATGGCAGCGAAAGACAAGTACCGCAAGCATTTGCGAAAAAACTTGTTGAGTCTCAAAAAGGGAAATTTGAAATTGTCGGGTACGGAGAAAAAGAAGGTAATAACTCAATATCTGATTTCACAGAAGAACAGCTTGATTTCCTTGCAAACGATTACCGCCAGACAAAAGTCATGCCTACTCTTGGTATGGGCGCTTCAGAATTAAGGGCAGAGATATTAAAACGGGCGGCAAGGCTCGAAATGGATGCCGGAGGAAACCCGGCTGATGTGATTCAAAGGGCTTCTTCTAACAAGGCTCTCCAAGGGTCTCTTACGAATCAGGAAAAACAGCGAGGCATGATGGGAGGGTTTGTCAAGAACATTAATAAGCAGGTTGACAGAGTTGAAGAGGTTTCAGCCGACCTTGTTAAGCGCGTCGGGACTCGGGCGCTTGATTTGCCGATTAGGAGCTTGAAGAGGAGCTTTGCAGGTAGTGGAAACGAAAACATAATTGAAGCGTACATGGTTGAGATAAGCAATGAAATCGGTAAACTGTCAACAGGGTCAAGCGCGTCTGTTGCAGAGCTTTCACAGGGTGCTCAAGAACAATGGGCGAAGATACACGACCCAAATCTTAATTTCAAAGAACTGAAAAAGATTCTAAACGAAACCCGCGACATGGCTAACATGAGGCTTGAAAGCACAGATGAACAGATTGCCGAGACGGTTTCAAAAATAGGCGGGCTCGAAGATAAAAAAGGTAACCAAGAATCGTCCGGTCCCAAAATAGGAACAGTAGAAGACGGATATAAATTTAAAGGTGGAGACCCCTCAGATCCTAAAAACTGGGAGAAGATGTGATGCCTAAACCTTGGGAAAAATATTCTTCTGGTGAGAAAAAGCCTTGGGAGAAATATGGCTCAATAGAAACGAGTATGCCCGAAGATCAGGAAGATATCGCTCCCGATTGGGGGGCAAAGAATCCGAACCTTTATGGGCTTTATGGTGCTGGTAAGGAAATTTTAAATAAAGTAGTCAGGCCATCAGTAGAAACAGCAACTGCAATAGGCGGTTCAGTACTTGGAACTCCTGTTGCCGGTGGAGCGATAGGGTATGGAATCGGCAAAAAGGCGATGGACTTTGTTGAAAATAAGTACGCTGAAATAGGTGGAGAGCCCACTAATGGTAAATCAATACCCGGTGAAATACTTGATAGCACCAAAGACGTAGGAACGGCGCTGGCTTTTGGTGGTGCGCTTAAAATGATGCCGGTGATTGCTGAAAAATTCGGCGGGTATATGTTCGATTCCCTACCAAAAAGGCTTTATGCAAGTGCTATAAAAGCCCCTCTTTCTAAAAAATGGACACAGGTTTTACCCGGTAAGGAAGTGAACCAAAGAACGGCAGCTGTCACAGAAGGGTTAAAAGAAAGAATCCCGCCCAACGAATATGGCCTACAAAAAGTCAAGTTGCTCGAAAAAGAGGTGAGGGCGTATATTGATGATATAACAGCAATAATTTCAGAGGACCCAAACAAAACAATAAAAACTAAAGACGTTTTATCATCAGGTCTTCAAAAGGCTTATGCAAGGGCTGAAAAATCGTCAGATCCTGTTGGAGCAAAGGCAATAATAGACGA